AAAATACCCCCGCGCCCGGTTTTTCGCGGGAGAAACAAGGAAACGCCAGCTAGAGGGCGGTGTGTACGTGCTCATACAAGACATCGTGCCCTACGGGCGCAACGCGCGGCGCAACGCCCGCGCCGTGCCCGCCGTGGCGGAGTCCATCCGCAGGTTCGGCTTCCAGGGCCAGATCGTCCTGGAGAGCCGCGAGCGCCCCGTCATCGTGTGCGGGCACACCCGCGTCGAGGCGTGCAAGAGCCTCGGCTGGGAGGAGATACCCGACGAGCACATAGCCTTCTGCGACGGCCTCTCCGAGGACGAGGTGAGGGCGCTGCGCCTGGCCGACAACAAGACCGGCGAGCTCGCCACCTGGAACATCGGCATGCTCAAGAGCGAGATGTCCCAGCTCGCGGGCAAGCTCGACATGGGGCGCTACGGCTTCTCCTTCGACCCGGCCAGGGCCAAGGGCGGCGCGGAGCGCCTGCGCACCGACGGCTCGTACAACCTCGACCTCGTGAGCCGCGCCGACTGCGGGCGCGACGGCATGCCCAGGCTCAGGCGCTGCATGGCCAGGCCCGCCGACCTCGTGGGGTTCAACTACGCCAAGGGCATGGCCGAGGCCGACAAGGCGGGCAAGGCCTGCCACTTCTTCCTGGACGACTACCAGTTCGAGCGGGCCTGGGGCCGCCCGCGCGACTGCCTGGCCCGGCTGCGCGGCTTCGACTGCGTGCTCACGCCGGACTTCTCGCTCTATATGGACATGCCCGAGCCCATGCAGCGCTGGAACGCGTACCGCTCCCGCGCCCTGGGCCACTGGTGGCAGTCCGAGGGCCTGCGCGTGGTGCCCTCGCTGTCGTGGGCGCAGCCCCAGACCTACGGCTTCGCCTTCGCCGGGCTCCCCCGGGGCGGCACCGTGGCCGTTTCCACCGTCGGCTGCATGGCGGGCGGGGACGCGCGGGCCGCCTGGGAGGGCGGCATGCGCGAGGCCCTGCGCAGGCTCGCGCCCAAGAGGGTGCTGGTCCACGGCCGCGCCCCGGAGGGCTTCGACTTCGGCGGGGCCGAGGTCGTGGAGTACGCCAACAGCGTCACGGAGAGGATGGGGCATGGAGCGGATACCCGAGCGCGTTGACGTCCTCGGCGTCGCGTACGACGTCGCGTTCGACTCGACCGAGCCGGGCGAGGACGGCTATTGCAGCCCGTCGGGCCAGAGGATAGGGATCAGGCCCGGCATGGGCGCGCCGAAGACCACCCAGGTCTTCTACCACGAGCTCGTGCACGCCATCCTCGGCCAGCTCGCCTACGACGACCTCTACGAGGACGAGCGCCTGGTGCAGGGCCTCGCCATAGGCCTCCACCAGGCGCTCGGCGACCTCACTTCCTCTTCCTAGGGGCCTGCGAGAGGGCGGAGCCGGCGGCCGTCTTGGACGCCTTGCCGGTCCGCCCGTCCCGCAGCACCTTAGACGCCGCGCTCGCGGCGCGCTTCGAGGTCTGCCTCGTGCTCTTCGTCATGTCGATCACCTCCCCTCGCGGAGGTTCTACCCAAAGGAGGCCCATGGGCGGCAGGGGCGCGTATAGCGCGACGGCGAAGGCGAAGGAGAAGCCGAAGCAGAAGGGGCATCTGCACGGCAGTCAGATTCCGGACACGCCCGAAGAGACCGCAAAATACCTTGGAACGAGCGTCGAACGGGCCAAGGAGCTGTATGCAAGCGTCCAGGAGTTCACAGGATCCTATTACTCGTCGATAAGGAGCGCGCAGCGCGGCGAGTCATCCGACGCGACCGCCCTTCGCAACGGAGACAACCTAGAGGCATATATCGCAGCCGCGCCGAAATGGGGCGGCGGCATGACGTACCGTGGGATAGGCGTCAGCAAAGAAACCGCAGCTACATTGATGAAAAACTGGAATAAAGGTGCTATAATTGACATCAATGGAAAGGGCACGGCGTCTTGGTCGACCGACAAGAGCGTTTCCAAGAGCTTTGCGAGCCACGGAGAGATTCACTTGGTCTTTCAGTGCAGGACTCAAAGCAAGGGAACCTCGATTAAGCACATCTCGCACTTCAACCATGAGCAGGAGGTCCTTGTCTCAAAGAACGCGAAGTACAGAGTCGTCGGCGTCCCAAAGACATCCAGGGGATACACCTATATCGAGGTCGAGGAGGTCTAGCAATGGCAAAGGCAACCACCAAGAACAACAAGCAAGCTCGCCGCGGCGCGGAGGACATTCGCTCTAGGGCCCGCGACGACGCGGAGGCCTTCGTCGCTGCCAACCCAAGCATTTTCAAGAAGAAGACCGCCGCCAAGAAGGGCAAGTAGGCCATGGCCGCGACACTGCGCGACTGCGTCTACGGCCTCGCCGTGGGCGACGCGCTCGGGGTGCCCTACGAGTTCCGGCCGCGCGGCACGTTCGAGTGCTCGGGCATGGTGGGCGGCGGGAGCCACGGCCAGCCCGCCGGGACGTTCTCCGACGACACCTCCATGACGCTCGCCACCTGCGACTCCATACGCGCCTGCGGCCGCATCGACGTGGACGACATGCGGGCGCGCTTCGAGGACTGGCTCTTCCGGGGCGCGTACGCCGTCGGCGGCGAGGTCTTCGACTTCGGAGGCACCACCTCGCGCGCCCTGCGATCCGGCGCGGGCTGCGCGGGCGAGCGCGACAACGGCAACGGCTCGCTCATGCGCATCGCCCCGCTCGCGTTCGCGGGGGCGAGCGACGACGAGGTGCGGGCCGTCTCGGCCATCACGCACGCCCACAGGCTCTCCTGCGAGGCCTGCGTGAGCTACGTCCGCGTGCTCAGGGAGGTCGCGGCGGGCGAGCGCCCGTCGGAGCTCGCGCCCTACGAGGGCATGGACGTCTCGCAGAGGCGCAGCGGCGGCTTCGTCGCGGACACCTACTCCGCCGCGCTCTGGTGTCTCGCCAACACGTCGGGCTACGCCGAGTGCGCGCTCGCCGCCGTGAACCTCGGCGACGACGCCGACACGACCGCCGCCGTCGCCGGCGCGCTCGCCGGGGCCATGTACAGCCTCGACGCCATACCCCCCGAGTGGGTCGCGGCGCTCCGGGGCAAGGACATCATCGACGCGGCGCTGTTCTAAGGGCGGGCCATGAGGCGAGACCTCGACCTGATACGCGACATGCTGCTCGCGGCCGAGAACGCCGAGGGCGAGTTCAGCGGCACGGAGCTGCTCGGCGGGAGCCTGGAGCCCGACGCCCTGGGCTTCCATGTGGAGCTGGCCGCGAGCCACGGCCTGGTCAAGGCCAAGGTCGAGCGCTCCGGGAGCGGCCACGTGGTGAGCATCTGGATAAAGGGCCTCACGTGGGAGGGCTACGACTACCTGGACGCCATCCGCTCGCCGAAGGTGTGGAACAAGGCCAAGGAGGCCATCCGCGCGGCCGTGGGCGACACGTCGCTCTCGGTGGTGAAGGAGGTCTGCGCGATGGTGGCGACCTCGCTCGTGAGGTCGCAGCTGGGGATCTAGCGCGAGCGAAGAGGGAGAAGGCCGGGGCCCCGCGAGGGGCCCCGCTCGTGTAGGGGGGCGGCCATGGGCGGTAGGCGGACGTCGGCGCTCAGGAAGCCGCCCGGCGTGGCGGGCGACCCCTTCAAGAGCGCCAAGTGGGACGAGGTGTGCGCCGGGCGCTCGTTCAGGGCGTCGGACGCGCCCGTGGTGGAGCTTCTCGTGCAGTGGTACGCGATCGCGAACCGCTGCATAGAGGACATGGACGCCGCGAACGGGCAGGTGGCCTACTCGAACGACGTGGGCGACCTCAAGGCGCTCCCGCAGATAGCGACGATGAAGCAGGCGAGCGCCGAGATCCGCGCGCTCAACAAGCAGCTCGGCATAGACGACGAGGCCGGGGCCGGGGAGGCGGATGCTGGGACTGGAACCCTGCGGCTCATCCAGGGGAGGCGCGCGGAGAGGCGCGCGCGAGCCGCGTCTTGACCTCAAGGAGGGCCCCGTCGCCTACTCCGACGGCGAGGACGCGGCCGCGCTCGCCGAGGACATGGGGCTCTCGCTGTTCCCCTGGCAGCGCGACGTGCTCTGGGACCTGTGCGCCCGCGACGGGGCCGACCGGCCCTCCTACGTCACGGCGGGCCTCTCCGTGCCCCGTCAGAACGGCAAGAACGCGATCCTCGAGGCCTACGAGCTCTACCTGCTCACGGCCTGCGCGGCGCACATACTGCACACCGCCCACCGCGTGAAGACGGCCAAGAAGTCGTTCACGCGCCTCGTGCGCTACTTCACCGACAAGCGCCACCCCGACGTGCTCGCGCTCGTGGCGAACATCCGTTACACCAACGGCGAGGAGGCCATCTACCTCACGAACGGCGGGTCGATCGAGTTCTCGGCCCGCAGCCGCGCGGGCAACCGAGGCTTCGACGACATACAGCTCGTCGTGCTCGACGAGGCGCAGGACCTCACCGACGAGCAGCTCAACGCGATCATGTTCACGCTCGCGGCCAGCTCAACCGGCGACCGCCAGATGGTGCTCACGGGCACCCCGCCCGACGAGTCCGCGCCCGGGACCGTGTTCCGGCGCACGCGGGAGGCCGCGCTCGCGGGCGCCGACGACCGCTTCATGTGGAAGGAGTGGGGCGTCGAGGAGCTGCCGCCCAGGTCGGCGACCTTCGAGGACCTGGTGGAGGCCGTGTACGCCTCCAACCCGTCCATGGGCTACGTGCTCGACCTCGACTTCACGCGCCACGAGTTCGCCAAGGCCGACACGGCGGGCTTCGCGCGCGAGCGCCTTGGCTGGTGGAGCGCCACGGTCGCCGCGTGCCTCGCCATAGGGGCGGAGCTGTGGGAAGCCTCGGGCATCCCCGAGATAGGCGGCGCGTACAGGGGGAGGAGGGCCCTCGCGGTCAAGTTCTCGCCCGACGGCTCGTCCTGGGCCCTCGCCGGGTGCAAGCTCAAGGGCCGGGGCCGCAAGGACGCCGCCGTGGAGCTGATCCGCTCGGGCGGCACCGAGGACGGCACGCGCTCGCTGGCCGTCTACGTCTGGCGGCGGCGCAAGGAGTACTCGTGCGTGGTCGTGGACGGCATGGGGCAGGCCGACGCGCTCATCGACAACCTGGACGTGCTCAAGTGCCCGCGCGGCTTCGTGGTGAGGCCCCGGGCGGGCGAGGTCGCCGCCTCGGCCCAGCTCATGGTGGACGGCCTCAGGGACGGCTCGCTCGTTCACTCCACCGAGGGCCAGGAGGCCATGGCGGCGTCTGCGAGGGGCTGCGTGAGGCGCGCCATAGGGACGCGCGGCGGCTGGGGCTTCGGCTCCACCGACGCGTGCGACGCCACGCCCGTGGCGGCCGGGGGACTCGCCGTGTGGGGCGCCAAGACGTGCAAGAGGGACCCGAAGAGGAAGCAGAGGCTGGTGTGACATGGCCGACTTGAGGCAGACGTACGGGGAAGTGGACATAGACCGGCCCCTGCCGGGGGACGTGCCCGAGCCGTGGCGCGAGCGCGTGGGCGACCTCTTCACCGTGATGGAGGCCGTGCGCGGCCGCAACCGGCTGCTCACGAGCTATTACACGATGAAGGTGCCCGTGAGGGGCCTGGGCATATCCATACCGCCCAGCCTCGAGAGGGTGAACTCGGTGGTGGGCTGGTGCGCCAAGGCCGTGCAGGCCCACGCCATGCGCAGCATCTTCGACGGCTACGTGTTCGGCGGGGAGGCCGACGCCTCGCTCGACTCGCTCGTGCGGGCCAACCGCATGCGCTCCCTCTACCAGAGGGCGTGCGCGCAGTCGCTCGTGCACGGCGTCTCGGCGCTCTCGGTCATGCGCGGGGGCCCGGGCCAGCCCGAGGTGAAGGTGCGCTCCTACTCGGCCAACCAGTTCAGCGCCCTGTGGGACAAGGAGGCCGACCGCATAGGCTGCGCCCTCGTGCTCTCCGACGTCGACCGCGACGGCCACCCGTCGCGCTACGTGGCGCACTTCGAGGACGCGGTGCTCACCCTCAGCCGCGACGGCGAGGGCTGGGCCTGCGAGGTCGAGCGCAACATCATGGGCCGCCCCCTCGTGGAGGTGCTCGTGAACGACCCCGACGACGACCGGCCCCTCGGCCACTCCATGCTCACGCCCGAGCTTTTGGGCATCGTCGACAAGGCCATGCGCGACGTGCTGCGCATGGAGATCGGCGCGGAGTTCTTCACCTTCCCCCAGAGGTACATCCTGGGGGCCGACGACGACCTGTTCTCCGCCCCGCCCGAGCCGGGCGCGCCGGTGGACGAGGACGGCGACCCCGTGGGCGAGGACGGCGAGAAGCTGGCCCGCCCGGCCGACCCCATGGCCCGCTGGTTCGCCTACGTGGGCTCCATCCTGGCGCTCACGCGCGACGAGAACGGGGAGCTGCCCACCGTCGGGCAGTTCTCGCCCACCACGGCCGAGAACTTCACCATGACGTTCGAGAACGACGCGCAGCGCTTCAGCGGCGCGACCAACGTGCCGCTCGCGCAGCTGGGCGTGCTCTCGAGCACGTACACCTCCTCGGACGCCCTGGGCGCGGCCAACGACCCCCTGATACTGGAGGTCGAGACCATGAACCGGCGCAACGCCGAGGCCATGGAGGAGGTGGCGCGCATGATGATGGCCGTGCAGCGCGGCGTGCCGATGTCGGAGCTGCCCGAGGGCCTGGCGGCCGTCCAGGCGTACATGAAGGACCCCTCGCAGCCCACGCTCGCCGCCTGCGCCGACGCCACCTCCAAGTTCATCCAGTCCGACGACTCGGTGAAGGGCACGCGCGTCTCCTACGAGATGTACGGCCTCTCCCAGCCCACCATAGACCGGCTGGAGGCCGAGAAGTCCGAGCGCGGCGCCATAGCCGCCCTGAACGAGCTGGCCGACGCCGCCAAGGCCTCCCCCGCGCAAGGCGGCGGCGCATGATCTCGCGGGAGGCCTTCGACGCCTACGACAGGGCGCTCGCGCAGAACGCCGACATGGCGGTGGACGAGCTGGACGCCATCTTCGCCGAGTACCTCTCGACGATCACCCAAGACGACCTCAGGTCGACGCTCGCCGAGCTGATGCCCGCCCTCGCCGAGAAGTACGGCAGCCGGGCGGCAGCGGCGGCGAAGGAGTTCTACCTCGAGGAGCGCTCCGCCATGGAGGACGCCGGCGAGTTCGAGCCGATCGCCGCCGGGGCGGACGGCGACTCGATAAGGCGCGCCTCCCTCGCGGCGATCGAGCGGTCGGCCTCTCTCAAGTCGCTCAACGCGAGCCTCGACGGCATACTCGTCCGGCACGTGAACGCGGCGGCGGACGAGACCGTGGTGTGGAACGCGCGGAGCGACCCCGCCCGCCCCAAGTGGGCGCTCGTGCCGAGCGCCGGGGCCTGCGGGTTCTGCCTGCTCATCGCCTCGCGCGGCTTCGACTACGCCTCCAAGGAGAAGGTGGCCCGCCACGACCACTGCAAGTGCACGACGGTGGTGGACTTCTCCGACGACCCGGCGCTGGAGGGCTACGACCTCGGGGAGGTGCAGGGCCTCTACAAGGACGCCAAGGAATCCATGGACGACGGGGAGCTGTACAGGGAGTGGGAGGAGGCCAAGTCCTCCGACCCTCGGGTCGGCAGCTTCGACAACTTCAAGCGCAACCGCATCGCCGCTAAGATGGGGTCGGCGGCGGCCGAGTCCAGGCTGAGGGCCGAGACGGCCCGGAACGTCGATGCGGCCAAGGGACTGTCCGGCTACACGGCGGAGAACCTGGACGTCTCCGCCCTGGGCAAGGGGGAGCTGAAGCGGCTCGTCAACGGCCGGCCCCTGGAATGGGCCGGCTACGTAAGGCTCTCGGAGCTCGGATACCGGCAAGCGCTGCTCCACGAGAGCCGCGGGGCGTCCGCGAACATCGACACAAGGCTCACCATCGGCGGCGCCGAGAGGTACTACGACCTGAAGACCATCCTAGGGGGAACGGGCGCCGTGCGGCGCAGGCTCACGGAGTGCCGGTCGAAGTGGGCGCGCCTCTCCGCCCCGGGGGCGACAGTGCCCGAGGGCATCGACATCGACGGCCTCGGGCTGCCCAGGGCCATCGTGGACAACAGGTTCAGCAAAATCGACGACTCCGCGGCCGCGAGGAAGATAAGGGAGACCATCTCGAGGCTGAGGGGCGGGGAGTTCCCCATCGAGGAGGTCATCCTCATCAAGAGGGACGGGACGGCCGAGACGATAACCCCATAAAAAAAGTGGTTCCAAGCCCTGATCCGAGACCGGGGGGGAACCACCAAGCGACTTGATTATAGCACAACCAGCGGAAACGGCCCCGGACGCGGGGCCTCTCCATACCGCCGCCGTGGGCGCGACCACGGATGGACGACCGCCAAAGGCGGGGAAGATGACCACTAGGAGTGGGAGAAGGAGAAGAAGATGGCAGAACCCGTGAACCAGAACCCGCCCGCCCCGGCCGAGCCGGGCGCGCCCGCCGAGCCGCCCAAGACCTTCACGCAGGCCGAGGTGGACGCCCTCATGGGCAAGGTGCGCCGCGAGGAGCGGGGCAAGTACGCTGACTACGACGACCTCAAGGCCAAGGCGGCCAAGTTCGACGAGGGCGAGGAGGCCAAGAAGTCCGAGCTGGAGCGCGCCCAGGCGGCGCTCGCCGAGGCAAAGGCCGAGGCCGACCGCCTCAAGGCCGAGGCCGCCCGGGCCGCGCTCGTGTCCAAGGTGTCCCAGGAGACCGGCGTGCCGGCGTCGCTGCTCGTCGGCGGCGACGAGGAGGCGCTCAAGGCGTCGGCCAAGGCCGTGAGCGACTACGTGGCCTCGGTGGCGCCGGGCTACCCCAAGGACAAGGGGGCCGGCTCGCCGGGGGGCGCGCCGGTGACGCGGGAGTCCATCGAGAAGATCGCCGACCAGCTGGCCCGCATCGAGGCCAGGGCGCGGCACGCGGACCTTTACGAGTAGAAGGGGGCCGACATGGCCACACTCACCAACACCATAACCAGCGACCAGTACAAGGTCGCGCTCGACCAGGAGTTCCTGGCGAACTTCCGCCAGGAGGGCGACCGCCTCAACGAGATCCTGGGCAACTTCGGCTTCGAGGTCGTGCACGCCGGGACGGCGCTGTACCAGCTCAAGGTGACCGGCTCGCTCAACGAGTCCGCGGCCGACGCCGGCAGCTCCGGCGCGGCCTACGTCGAGGGCGACGAGGTGGCGCTCTCCAAGTACGCGGCCGAGAAGGTTCCCATGGGCTCGGTCACGATCAAGCCCTACCGCAAGCGCACGACCGCCCAGGCGATCCAGCAGAACGGCTATGTCGCCGCCGTGGCGCGCACGGACAAGAAGATGCTCTCCGACGTCCGCAAGGACATCCTCAAGGAGTTCTTCGCCTTCCTCGAGAACGGCACCGGCGCGGCGAGCGGCACCACGCTCCAGGCGGCCCTTGCCAACGCCGACGCCGCGCTCGCGGACGCCATGGAGGACAACGGCGACGGCTCGCCCAGCGGGGTCGTGCACCTCGTGAACCGCCAGGACGCGGCCGCCTACCTGGGCGCGCAGCCCGTGACCACCCAGACGGCCTTCGGCATGACCTACCTCGAGTCGTTCCTGGGCGTGGAGAGCGTGCTGCTCACCAACCAGGTGGCCAAGGGCAGCTTCTGGGTCACGCCCAAGGAGAACGTGCATGTGCTCACCGCCGACTACTCCGAGCTGGCCAAGGGCGGCATCTCCTACGCCACCGAGCAGAACGGCCTCGTGGGCGTGGCGCACACGCCGGCCTACGACCACGTGAGCACCGACACCCACGTCGTCACCGCGATGACGCTGTTCCCCGAGATCACGGACTACATCATCAATGGCACGATCGCGCCCGCCGCGTAGCGCGCCGGAAGGAGGGGCCATGAGGGCCAAGGTCAAGGAGGCGTACACCGACCGCGAGACGGGCGAGGTGCGCTACAAGGGCGACGAGGTGGAGCTGACGGCGGCGCGCCTGGCCGAGCTCGCCGCTCGCGGCTTCGTGGAGGCGCTCGAGGGCGAGGGGGCCGCCGAGCCGCCCGCCGCCGAGGGTCCCGAGGCCGCCGGGGAGGGCCGCAGCGCCGACCCCGACCTCGCGTCCATGACGAACGCGCAGCTCCGCGAGTACATCGAGGAGCGCGGCGAGGAGGCCCCGAGGAAGGCCAACAAGGCCGCGCTCCTCATGATCGCCGAGGCGCTGTAGTGGCGGCCTACGCGACGCTCGGCGAGTACCGCGAGGTCACCGGCGACGCGGCGGCCGACGCCGCCCGCGCCACCGCGATGCTCGAGGGCCAGTCCGCCAAGCTGCGGGCGGCCCTGGGCATCGGGGAGGGCCGCGCGCTCACGGCCGACCAGGCCCTGCTCGCGCGCGACCTCGTGTGCGACGCGGTGCGCAAGGCGCTCGCCGCGCCCTCGGCCTCCTGGGGCGAGCTCGCGCCGGGCGTCTCGCAGACGAGCCTCACGGCCAACGGCTTCACCGAGTCGGTGACGCTCTCCAACCCCTCCGGCGCGGCCTACTTCGACCGCTCGACGCTCGCCGCGCTCAGGCGCTCGCTGGGCCTCTCGCAGCGCGCGGGGACGGTCGCGCCCTTCTACGGGGGGCGGCCGTGAGGACGGAGGAGGTCGCGGTGCTCGCCCGCCGCGCGCTCGGGACCGACGCCATGGGCGACCCCGTGTGGGCGTGGGAGGGCGTCGCCGTGCCGGGCTGCCTCGTGCGGCCCCTCACGGGGGAGGACGCCGCCAGCGCCGAGGGCCCCGACGGCGTGCGCGCCGAGTACCGGGTGGCCTTCCCCAAGTCCTACGCGGGCCCGCCCCTCAGGCACGCCCGCGTGGCGCTCACCGACCGGGGCATGGACGCGTCCGACCCGGAGGCGGCCCTCCTGGTCGTGGGCTCGCCCGACGCGACCGACCCGTGCCCCACGCCCTGGAACATGCTCGCGGACGTGGGGAGGGCCTATGGCTAGCGGCGCGCGCTTCGGCCGCTCCGAGGCCATACCGTCGGGCGTCTCGCAGACGATGCGCTCGGCGGGCGTGCAGGCTGCCGTGCGGGCGGAGGTCGAGAGGATCGCCGCCGCCGCCAACTCCGCCATGCTGTCTCGCCGAGCGGGTCTTGAGCCGCGCGTCTACCACGGCCTGGCCGACAACGGCCAGCTCAAGGACGTGGGGTACGCCGCCGAGGTCAAGGTCGGCCGCAACGACGCGCTCGGCCTCGTGCGCATCCTCTCCAACGAGGCCGCGCACGACCAGAGCCAGCACCACACGCTGGACTCGCTCAACCACTGAGAGGGGGCGCCATGGGGCGCATGGAGGTCCAGGCCGCCGTGAGGGCGGCCCTGGCGGAGGCCCTGCCGGGGACGGAGGTGCGCGCGAGCGTGCCCGACCCCAGGCCGGCCGAGCTCGTCGTGGTGAGGCGCGAGGGCGGCGCGCAGCGCGACCCCCTCGTGGACTCGCCGGGCGTCGGCGTGGAGTGCTGGGCCCCCACGGAGGCCGGGGCGGCGGCGCTCGCCATGCGGGCCTCCGCCGCGATCCTCTCGCTACCGTTCTCGGCGGGCTTCGCCGACGTGCGGGAGGAGGCGTGCCGCAGCGACTACGACGCGCTCAGGCGCAGCCCGAGGTGGTACATGAGCTACACGATGAAGACATTCGAGCCCCCAGAGTAAGGAGAGGGACATGGCAACAGAACTGAAGGACCTCAGCAACGACCTCGTGACGACGGGCAGGCCCGCCGACGGCGGCTGCGTGTACACCAGCTTCGCCGACAGCCCCACCATGCCCACCGACGCCGCGACCAAGATGAGCACGCTCACCGACTTCGAGTCGCTGGGAGAGCTCTCCGAGAACGGCTTCACGATCGGCAAGTCCGTGACCTCCAACAAGTTCAAGGGCTGGCACGGCTCGGTGGTGCTCGCCGAGGTGTCCGACGAGGAGCACACGGTGAAGATGGAGTTCATCGAGCCCAACCGCCCGTCGGTCGCCAAGCTGCGCCACGGCACGGGCAACGTGGAGGCGGGCGCCGACGGCTCGGTGTCCCACATCAAGGGCGTCATCGGCACCAGCACCACGGTGCCCATCGTCGTGGACGAGCTGGAGTCAAACGGCTACCTGCGCCGCACGGTCATCCACAAGGCCACGATCGACAGCTTCGACGACGAGCCTCACCAGAAGGGGTCGCTGCTCGTCTACGGCATGTCGGCCACGATGGTGGACCCCGGCGACGGCAAGCTCTACGACATCTACCGGGCCAAGCCCGCGACGGCGTAAGGGACGGTCGGGGGCGGGCGCGGGCCCGCCCCCCGGCGCGAGGAGGCGCGATGAGGAGAGAGAGCATGCTGCGCATGCCGGACGAGGAGCTGGAGGCCTACGCCAGGCTCCTCGGCACCACGGCCCGGGCGTACGCGGGCAAGGAGGACAAGGCCGACCACATAGCGCGCCGCCGCGAGCGCGCCGCCCGCGTCGAGGCGCTGGGCGTGGAGCTTGAGGTGCCCGTGAAGCGCATGCACGACAAGCGCGTGACCGACCTGATCAACGGCGAGCCGCGCACGGACGAGAGGATGGACGAGGCGTTCGCGCTCCTGCTCGGCGAGGAGCAGCTGGCCGAGCTCTACGCGGCCGCGACCGACGAGGACGGCACGGTGGACGTGACGGCCCTCTCGCTCGCCTACAGCCGCATCCTGGAGAGCCCCGAGCTAAAAAACTGGTGAGGCTCGCGCAGCTCGAGGAGGGCCGCGTGCGCGAGCTGAGGCACGACTTCCGGGCCGTCTACCACGTCCGCTACGAGGACGTGGGGCCCGATGAGGCGGTCGACCTCATACTGACGCTGCCCGAGGGCTCGGCCTGGAGGCGCGCCGGCAGGCCCTTCGGCGAGCTGAGCGAGCGCGAGCGGCTGGCCTACGACGTGGTGGACGCGATCCTGAGGCTCACGCACATGCTCTCGGACGCGCGCACCACCGATGGCGCGCCGACGCTCACGAGGCCCTCCGACCTGGAGGCCCGCGCGGCGGCGGCGGCCGAGGCCCGCGCCCGGCGCGAGCGGATGGAGAGCACGGAGTGGGAGGAGGCCTAAATGGCCGACGCGGCGCGCGCGGGGCTCGTCCTCGTGCCCAGGATAGACGGCCTCACGGCCACCATCGACAAGCAGCTCTCCTCCGCGTCGTCGTCGGCGACCAAGGCCTCGGCCTCGCTGGGGACGAGCATAGGGTCGGGCGTCTCGGGCGGGCTCGCCAAGCAGGGCGCGCTCGTGGGCGCCTTCTCGGCGCTCACGAACAAGGCGCTCGACTCCATCTCCTCCCACCTGGGCGACGCGGCGTCGCGCTTCGACACGCTGAACAACTACCCGGCCGTGATGGAGTCCCTGGGGTACTCCGCCGACTCGGCCCAGGCCTCCATAGACACGATGAGCGAGCGGCTCTCCTCGCTGCCCACCAGGCTCGACGACATGGCCTCGACCGTGCAGGGCATAGCGGCCGTGACCGGCGACCTCGACCAGGCCACCGAGGCGGGCCTGGCGCTCAACGACATGCTCGTGGCCAGCGGGTCGAGCACGCAGCTCACGACCTCGGCCATGGAGCAGTTCCGCCAGATGCTCGCCAAGGGCAAGCCCGAGATGGAGGACTGGAAGAGCCTCACGTCGGCCATGCCCGGCCAGATGGCGCAGCTCGCCCAGTCCATGCTCGGGCCCACCGCCACGGCGAGCGACCTCTACGCGGCCCTGGGCGGCGGCGGGGCCGAGGCGACCCTCACCATGGACGACCTCATGGAGGCCATGGTGAGGCTCGACCAGGAGGGCGGCGAGGGGGTCACCTCCTTCAAGGAGCAGGCCGAGACCGCGGCGGGCGGCGTGCAGACCGCCATGTCCAACATGAGCAACGCCGTGACCAAGGGCCTCGCGGGCACCATGGAGGCGGTCGGCAAGGAGAACATCGCCGGCGCCCTGGGCGACGCGAAGGAGGCGATAAACGACGTCTTCTCCGCCGTGAACTCGGGCGTCTCCAAGGCGGTGCCCTACCTCGAGGACGCCTACGGCCTCGTCAAGGGCATCGCCCCGCAGCTCGTGGCCGCAGGCGCCGGCGCGGCGGGCCTCTCCAAGGTCGCCGGGGAGGCGCGGTCCATGGCGTCGCGCGTGCTCGAGGCCAAGTCGGCCGCCGACGCGGCCGGGGAGTCCCTGGGCGCGCTCGGCACCGTCAACGCCGCCCTGGGCACGTCCCTCACGCCCCTGGGCGTGGGCATCTCCGTGGCCGGGGCCGCGCTGGGCCTGCTCGCGGAGGCCGCGATAGAGGCGGCCGAGCGCCAGGAGGCGGTCGGCAAGGCCACGACGGGCCTCTCCGAGGCCGTGGCCGAGACGGGCGCGCTCGACGGCTACGCCGCCGTGCTCGACGGCGTGGGGGCCTCGTCGGGGGACGCGGCCCTGAGCGTGGACGAGCTCACCGAGTCCATCGGCAAGCACGTGGACGCCATGGCCGAGAACACCGCCGAGGCCGAGGCCACCATCTCGCAGCTCACGACCGCCCAGGGCATCATCGACGCCTACGCGGGCCAGACCGACCTCTCGGCCGAGGCGCAGGGCAAGCTCAAGTGGGCCGTCTCGCTCGTGAACGAGCAGCTCGGCACCGAGATAAGCCTCCAGGACGTGGCCAACGGCCAGTACGCCGACGCGGACGGCAACGTGCAGGACCTCACGGAGTCCATAGACGCCCTCATAACCAAGAAGAAGGAGGAGGCCCGCGTCGAGGCCGTCACGGCCAACCTCACCGAGGCCTACGAGGCCCAGTCCGAGGCCGCCAAGACGCTCGCGCAGGCGCAGTCCGACATCGCGGAGGCGCGGCAGAAGTACGTCGACATGGGGTACTCGGCCGACGACGTGGAGCTGGCCATCTACAAGGAGTCCGACGCCCTGGCAACGGCGCGGGCCGAGTACGACTCGGCCACGCTGGCCGTCGCCGACCTCAGCGAGGAGCTGGGCACGGCGGCCGCCGCTACATCGGAGGCCGCGACCGCGTGGGACACCTGGGCGGCCAACACCGCCCCGCTCTTCCAGGAGCAGCTCAAGCAGTCCGGCACCTCCATCGACATGCTCAAGGAGGACCTGGCCGCGCTCGGCGCCGACACCCAGGCCCTGGGCTCCCTCAGCGAGGGGCAGCTCGAGCAGATCGCCGCCGACTACGACGGGACCGCCGAATCGGTCGTGGCCGACCTCGACTCCATGGGCGTGGGGATGGACGGCGCGGCGGCCGACGCCGCCCGCGCGGCGGCCGACGCCGCCCGCGCGGCGGCCGAGATGAGGGGGACGCTCGAGGGCCTCGCCGCCGACGCGGGCACGGCGCTCGAGGGCGTCGACCTCGCGTCCTTCACGGACAAGCTCGCGCAGGCGGGCGTCTCCACGGCCGACCTCAACGCCGTGGGCTCGGCCAACTTCGCCGCCCTCGCGCAGGCGTGCGGCGGCAACGTGGACCAGATGGTGTGGTTCCTCCAGAACTACAACGGCACGCCGCTCGTCGACAAGGCCGGCGACGTGCACCTCGACGACGCCGAGCTCATGGACGCCCAGGGCAACCTGTACACCTGGAACGGCTCCAGCTTCGTCACGCAGTCCGGGCAGGCCCTCCTGGACGACCAGCAGGTGATGGACGCGCAGGGCCACCTGTACACCTGGAACGGGTCCAACCTCCAGTACAAGAGCACCGACGGCGTGGTCTACGACCTCATGAGCGACGGCATCGTCCAGCGCGACGAGTGGAACCGCACGGGGCTGAACAGCTACGAGGCGACGGGGACGATCAACATATTCAAGAACATCACGGAGACCGTGAGCAAGATCTTCGGCAACGCGGCGGGCGGCATACGGCCGCGCGCCGCCGGCGGGGTGCGCCTGCACGCCGACGGGGCCATAGCGACCAAGGCCGTGCCGCTGGACATCGTGGGCGAGGACGGGGCCGAGGCCATCGTGCCGCTCACCAACCGGCGCTACTCCCAGCCCTTCGCCGACATCATCGCCGAGCGCACGGCCGAGCTGGCGCCGAGGGGCGACCCCGGCGCGGCCGTGGTCGCGTGGCTCGAGCGCAACCTCGGCGACGTGATCGCGGCCTACGCGCCGCAGCTGGGCGAGCGCGACCTCGCCCGCGTGATCCGCAGGGAGGCGGCCTATGCGTGAGCTGTGGTACGTGTCGGCGTCGGGCGAGGAGGTCTGCCTCGACGGGGACGGCGCGTTCACGCACGGCGCGCTCGCCCTGCGCGGCCGCAAGTGGTCCTACGAGCTGGGCTCGCGCTCGCTCGCCGCCGCTACGCGCGACGCGCGGGAGTGCTCCGTGGGCGTGTCCTTCTCGTCGCTCGCGCAGGCCGACCTCCTGCGCTCGCTCGCCGACCGCGACATGGCCCTCGGCGAGCCGGGCAGGCTCGTGGCGGCGCAGGAGTGGGAGCAGCGCGCCTTCGTCACGGGCTTCGAGCCCTCCGCCCACCTCGCGCGCTCGGGCTACCTCTCGGGCGAGCTCGAGGTCGCGCTCCTGGACGGGGTGTGGCGGCGCTGGTCTTCGGCCGACGTGCGCCGCGAGGCCGACCAGGAGGGCGACGCGCTGGACCTCCCGCACGGCTTCCCGCACGACTACGCCGCGCCGCCGCCCTCCGCCATCATCGACGTGGGCGGCCTCATGCCGTGCCCCGTCCGGCTCACGGTCTTCGGCCCGGCGGCCAGCCCCAAGGTGACGATCGGCGAGAACGCCTACTCGTTCTCCGCGACCGTGCCCTCGGGCGGCAGGCTCGTCTGCGACGGCTCGTCGTTCCCCAAGACGATCGCGCTCTACGCCGCCGACGGCTCGGCCGAGGACGCCTTCGCGTGCGGCGAGCGCGGCTCGGGCGAGGGGTCTGGGGAGTACTGCTTCGAGCCGCTGGCCCCCGGCCGCCTGCGCGTGGCGAGGTCGGCCTCGTTCGACGTGAGGGTGGAGTGGTGCGAGGAGGAGGGCGAGCCGCCGTGGAGCTCATAGTCGCCGACGCCGAGGGCAGGGACATGCGCGCCCTGGGGGACTTCTCCCTCCAGATGGGCATGGGCTGGGGAGACGGCGTGGAGAACACCTTCGAGCTCCAGTGCTCCGAGGGCGTGCCCCAGGCCGGGTGGCGCGTCTACGCCGACGGGACGGAGGTGGGCGGGCGCGTGGAGTCCTACAAGCTCCAGACCTCGCGCACCGGGCGCATCCTCAAGTGGTGCGGCTCGTCGTGGCCGGGCGTGCTCGAGAAGCGGCTCCTGTGGCCCGACGCGGGCTCCGACTACCTCACGTGGTCGGGCGACGCCGCCGGCATGCTCAAGTGGGCCGTGGCGCGCCTGGGCCTCTCGGGGCTCTTCCCCGTGCCCCAGGGGTCGGCGGGGGCGGACGTCTCGCTCAAGTGCTCGCGCGACGAGCCCGACGCCTGGACGAACCTGCGCCTGGCGCTCAGGGCGGCGGGGCTGCGCATGAGGGGCGAGTGGTCGCACGGGGCCTGCTCGCTCAGCGCCGAGCCCGTCGCGCGCTGGGCCGACCGGGTGGACACCGACCTCCTGGACTTCGACCTCGAGGGCACGCTCCTTTGCCGCAACCACCTGCTCATAGCGGGCAAGGGCGAGCTGGCGGAAAGGTCCACCCGCGACCTGTGGGCCGACGCCTCGGGGGCGATAACGGCCTCGCGGGCGCTCTCGGGGCCCTTGCAGGTGGACTACTTCTACGACTCCTCGTCCACGGAGGACGCCGACCTGGAGGCGGAGGGGGCCGAGAAGCTCCTCTCCCTCCAGTCGCAGGGCAAGGTGGACGTGGACGTGCGGGACGGTTGGGAGCCGGGCTTGGGCGACGTGATAGAGGGCAGCGACCGGGCCATGGGGGTCACGGTCGTGGCCGAGGTGTGCGGGCGCGAGGTCGAGGCCGCGCCCGGCTGGTGCAAGAGCTCCTACGTGGCCGACGGCTCCGTCGCGGCCCTGGGGGCGTGAGAGGGGAAGGGAGACCCATGGCCATAGAGCTGGTGAACGGGCACAGCGGGTCGGCGCACGTGAGCGGGACCGACGTGGGGCGGCTCTACGCCGCCGTGTTCGGCGGGGGGAGCTACGCGATCGGCGGGGAGGCGTCCTTCTCCATGAGCGACGCCAACACGCTCGCGCTCGCCGCCTGCGACCTCATGGTGGACGGCATGCACGTCGCGCCCGACGGCACGGACGAGTGGAAGGTGGACTCGGGCGCGACGGGCAGGAAGCGGCGCGACCTGGCGTGCCTGCACTACACGATGGACGCCGACACGGGCGTGGAGGCGGTCGAGGCGGCGGTGCTGAAGGGCGAGGCGACCACGGGCTCGGCGGCCGACCCCGACGTGCCCTCCGGCGCGCGCTCCGAGGGCTCCTCCGAGGCCTGGTACCCCGTCGCCCGCGTGTCGCTCGACGGCCTCACGCCCACGGCCGAGAGCCTGCTCGGGTCCTCCAAGACGCTCGAGGAGCTGGCCGCCGAGGTCAAGTCGGCCTCTGATAATGCCGATTATGTAAAGCCAGCGGTGCTGTACGAGAACGGCGGCGGGGGCGTGGTCGCCGCCGCCGCCCTCTCCGAGACCGCCGCCGCCTGGCGGCTCGTGGCCACGGAGTGGCTCGATGACATGGGCCGCTGCTGGACCCAGCTCCACTGGGCGCCCGACGGGCGCACGTGGAACGTCTTCTGCCTGGACACGAACTGGAGCCAGGCCAACAACTCGGTAAGCCATATCTACCTCAAGTGGAACGCCTGGGCGTTCAACGGCGCCGCCTTCCGCCGCGTGATGAGCTTCGTGTGGGGCTCGGACGGCCAGCGCGCCATAAAAGACAATTTGATCCGCCTGCGCCGCGTCGTGGGGCTCGTGCGGGCCTAGAAGAGCGCGTTCGGGAACGTGACCCTCGCGAAGCCCGCCGCCCACCCGAGGGTCGCCGAGTTGAACAGGTGGTACCACCCGACGTCGCCGCTCGGGCGCACCTCGAAGACGAGCCATGCGCCGCCCTGGATCCCCGCGATCTCGCGCACCGCCTGGGACGGGCGGTAGCCCTCCTTGAGCGAGCCGAGCTTGGTGAAGCTCGGGAACGTGAGCGCGTCGCTGTTGGAGGCGAGGCGCTCCAGGACGACCGTCACGGACCTGCCGCAGGCCCACGCCCTCACGGGGACGTTCTCGTAGGTTTGGGACTCGAGGACGTCGTTTACATAATCGGCATTCAAGCGAAAGGGAGAAAGGGGGCCCCATGGCCGACGAGGAGACGACCGACGCGACGGAGCTGACGGACGAGGTCCCGAACGTCATCCTGTCGTGCACGGTCTCCGGGCAGCACCTGACGCGCGACGACGACACCAAGCTCGTGCGCGGGCAGGTGGCGAAGGTGGAGCTGGCCGTCGCGTTCATGAGCTTGGAGTGGCAGGGGCTCTCGACCTACGCCCGCTTCGAGCGCGCCGGCAAGACGGTGGTGGACGTGGCGGAGGAGGAGGGGCGCACGGGCGTCTACCTTGTGCCCCACGAGGCCACCGACGAGGCGGGCACGTTCCGCGTCGCCCTCAAGGGCGAGACGGCCGACGGCCTGGAGGCGCTCACCTCGTGCCCCGCGACCTACGAGGTCGAGGACACGATCGTGGGCGAGGGCGGCGAGCCGGCCCCCGCCACGCCCTCCATGCTCGCCCAGGTCGTCGCCGCCGGGGAGGCGGCCTCTGCGGCGGCGGCCGCCGCGAGGGAGGCGGAGGAGACCTGCTCCGCCGCCGAGTCCGCCCGCGTGAAGGCCGAGGAGGCCCGGGCGAGCGAGTCGGCGGAGGCGGTGGCCGCCGCCAAGAGCGCCGCCTCCGCCGCGAACGGCGCGGCCTCTGCGGCAAACGCGGCGGCCAACACCGCCTTGGAGATTGCGAACACCGTGGCGCAGGGCGCTGCGGGCGATTCCGAGGTCGCGGAGCTGAGGGCGCAGAACGCGCAGCTCGCCTCGATGGTGGCGGACTTGGAGGACGGCTACTTCGTGCTGGGCGAGACCGTCTACGCCCCGGCCTCCAAGGCGTCAATCAGCGGCACCACGGCCACTGTGAGCAGCACCAGCAGCGTGTCCGGCAGCACGGTCACATTGGCATAGGAAAGGATGGGCAATGGCAGACGTAACGGCATTCAACGTGGGCGGCACCGCCTACACCATGCAGGACGCGACCGCGAGGGGCAACGCCTCCAGCGCCGTCACAAGCGCCGAGTACAACCGGCAATCCCTCATCGGCAAGTACGCGGGGCAGAGCCTCGCCACGCTCCTCGCCGGGGAGATCGCCTCGGGCAAGACGGTCTACGACGCGCTGCACGCGCGCGTGGCCAAGGCGAACTACGCGGGGCTGCGCGTGGGCGACTACGTGGACGTGACCCTCATGGACACCTACCAGGCGGCGGTGGCCTCGCAGACGGTGCGCTTCGTGCTCGCGCACTTCGACCCCTACTACAACGCCGGGGACACGGCCAAGGGGCACCACCTCGCCTTCGTGGCGAATATCCCCTTGGCGGTGGCCTCCACGGTCACCGGCGCGCAGAACACCTCGTATGTGCAATGGAACACCACGGCCACCAACCAGGGCACGGCGGACGAGAAGCACCCCTACCTCGCCTCGAACCTCAAGGCATGGGAGGACGCGTTCGAGGCCGTGCTGCCCTCTAGCCTGTCGCAGTACCTTCTGGAGCAGAGAGTGCTCCTGCCCGAGCGCTACAGCGCGTCGGGCAGCCTTACCGACGACTCCGGCTGGTCCTGGGCGGACATCGGCAAGGTGTGGTCGCTCTCCGAGACCGAGGCCTTCGGCCAGTGCGTCTGGGGAACCAAGGGCTACTCGGTGGGCATGGACTGCCACTTCGATTACTTCCGCGACACCTCGCACAGGGTGTTGAGTTCCCGCACCGCCTGGTGGCTCCGGTCGGTTCACTCCGGCTCCGCCTCCTACGCCTGCTGCTGCAGCAACAGCGGCAACGCCTACTACTACGCGGCCGCGAACGGGTGGGTTCGCCCCCGCCCGGGCTTCCTCCTAGGTTAGCGAAGCTGACCGTACGTGATACGATACGGGCGCGGCCTTGCGCCGCGCCCCACGGGCAGGAAGGGGTAGCGCGTGAGCGGGGTTCCCGAGAGGCTTCGGAACATAAGCCAGTTCGAGTTCTACAACACGGCCATTGCGATACGGGTTCAGGTCACGCGGCTCGTCACGTCGTCCCGCGTGCCGAAGTCGTACCGCTTCACGTTCGCCCAGCCCATGGCCATGACCGCCCGCAGCCTCGTCTACAACATAGTGACCGCCGACGCCTTCTACCCCAACAGCGCCGAGAACGTCGCGCTGCGGAAAAGGTACCTCACCCTCGCCATAGCCGACTGCGAGCAGCTCTACCAAGACCTGCAATGCATGATGGCGCTCGGGCTTCCGATTGGAGCCTCGACGCTGGACGTGCTGAACGAATCGCTCGACAACGAGATAAGCCTGCTGAAGGGCGCTCGCAAGGGCGTGAAATTGATCGGGAAGGGGTAGAATGTCCCCGCGCCGCCCCTTGGAAGTTCCCGCAACAACTGGTGGCTCCGGTCGGTTCACTCCGGCTCCGCCTCCAACGCCTGCTACTGCAACAACAACGGCAACGCCAACAACAACGCGGCCACGAACGGGTGGGTTCGCCCCCGCCCGGGATTGCTCTTCGCCAGACCTCCCCGCCCGCGCGCGGGGAGCCGAGCGCATGAGGAAGGAAGGGGCGACGGTCGGGGGAGACCCCGTGAACCAGCACCTCGCGGGGCGGGCAGACCGCTTCTTGCATGGCCGCGAACTCCGGCGCTCGTCGCGGCTCCATTGCCCCGCCGCCTCGCGGCGACAAAGCGCCGCCCTCCGTGCGGAGGGTAGCCGCGCGGGGTGCCCCATTTGAACTCGCGGGAGCGCCATGAGGCGAGGCGCGCCCGCCGCGACGCCAAGCGCGCGGACAACAAGGCCAAGCGCAACGAGGGCGCGACCCTGGAGGCGGCGGCGAGCTCCGACGCCCTCTATGAATCGGCGCGCCTTGCGTCCCGTGGCGTAAAGTGGAAAGCCAGCGTCCAGCGGTACATGGCGCACGTGCTGCGGTTGAACCTCCATTCCAAGCAAGCGCTTTTGAACGGCGAGGACATACGGCGCGGCTTCGTGCGCTTCGACGTTCGTGAGCGGGGGAAATTGAGGCACATCACCTCGGTGCATTTCAGCGAGAGGGTCATCCAGAAGAGCCTCGCCCGCAACGCGCTCGCCCCGGCGATATGGCCGACCATGACCCCCGGCTGCTCCGCGAACATCAAGGGCAGGGGGACGGACTACGCCCTCATGCGGCTCAAGCGGCAGCTCGCCAAGCACTACAGGAGGCACGGCTCCGAGGGCTACGCCCTGCTCATCGACTTCACGGACTACTTCGGGCGGATAGACCATTCAGCGGCCAAGGCGCTCGTGCGCAGGGCGCTCACGGACGAGGGGGCTGTCCGCCTCACCGGGCTGCAAATCGACGCCTGCGGGGACGTGGGGCTCGGGCTGGGGAGCGAGCCGAACCAGATACTGGCCGTGGCGCTGCCGAGCCCCATAGACCACCTCTTGGAAAGGCTCCCCGGAATCGAGTTCTCCGGGCGGTACATGGACGACACCTACGCCGTGGCCATGGATAAGGAGACCTTGTGGGACGCGCTTTCTGAGGTTCGCCGCGAGTGCGAAAAGCTGGGCATCGCGGTGAATGAGAAGAAGACCAAGATCGTGAAGCTCACCCGAGGCATCACATTCCTGAAGAAGCGCTTCACGTACTCGGAGACGGGCAAGGTGATAACCCGCCCCGCGAAGGAAACCCTCACCCGCGAGCGGAGAAGGCTCAAGAAGCACGCCAAGCTCGTGGAGGCCGGGGAGATGACCGTGGAGCAGGCGCGGCAGTCCTACGTGTCGTGGCGCGGCTCAGTGGAGAAGTCGCGCGGCAGCGGCAACCCCCGGCTGCGCATGTCCGCGCACAAGGCCGCGCGGGAGCTCGACCGGCTCTTCCTCGAGCTGTTCGGCGAGCGCCCGTGAGACAGCGAAGGAAGAAATGCGGCGAGGCGCCGCGAGGGGCCCTGCGGGGCCTTTTTCATGCCGAGAGGCGGAAAGGCAGGAGACATGACCGAGAACGAGATCCAGGCCGAGGTGAACGGCCTCAAGAACCTGCTCGCCCAGACCGACTACAAGGCGCTCAAGCACGCCGAGGGCGGCTACGACGGCGAGGAGTGGGAGGCCGCCCGCGCCCAGCGCCAGTCGTGGCGCGACCGCATCAACGAGCTCGAGGCCGTGGAGCCCGAGGAAGAGGCGGAGCCCGCCGGGGCCGAGGACTAGCCCCTGGCCGGGCGGCGAGAAGGGAGGGGCCATGGAGGCCGAGGGAACGCCCGAGCGCATAGCGCGCATCGAGGGCGAGGTGGACAACCTCAAGCAGCGCGTGAGCGCCCACGGCGAGCAGATAGACAAGCTGCGCATGAGCACCACGCGCACCGAGGCCGTCTTGGGCCGCATCGACGCCACCGTGAACAAGATAGACACCAAGCTGGAGACCATGGCCGAGAGGCCCGGCAAGCGCTGGGAGTCGGTCGTGGCGGCGGCGCTGGGCGCGCTCGTGGCGGGACTCGTGGGCTACGCCCTCGTTCTCGGGGGCCTCGCGTGAGCGGGCACATGCGGCGCGGCCGCGTCAACAAGGGCGACGTTATCCTCGCCGTCATCCTCGGGGCCTGCCTGCTCATGTTCGGCGGCAACGAGTGGAACATCACGCACGGCTTCGAGCAGTTCACGTCGTCGGCGTGGACGTGCTTCGGCGTGGTGTTCGGCGGCGAGCTGATGGCGTTCGCCGTCAAGAAGGCCGCAGAGGCCATGGCCGAGGCCAAGCGCCCCCGCGAGCCGACCGAGGAGGAGGCCAAGGGGGCGTAACTGGGCGCAACTGAGTGCGCGCAGCTGGCGGGCCGTGCGGCCCGGGAATTGATAACTGAGAGGCAAGTGAAGGAGGGGCGAATGGAGAAATTAAAGAGCCGCAAGCTCTGGCTCTCCGTGGCCGCGTTCCTGGGCAGCGTGGCCGCGAGCATCGCGGGCATCGCCACGGCCAACGACGCGGTGGCCACGGCGGGCATCGCCTGCGGCGTGCTCAGCGCCGCCATCTACGCGGCGGCGGAGGCATACGTGGACGCGGCGAGCGTCGCGAGCGACACCAAGACCACGACCATACAGGCCACCACGAGCGGGGCCACGGCCAACAAGCTCGTGGCGGCGGCGGTCACGCCGACGGCGGGCGCCGCGAAGGAGGCGGCGGATGCTGCCTGACCTGCGCGACATGCTCATCGCGACGTTGTGCTCGATTCTGCTCGCGCTGGCCGCGCTCGTGGCCGTGACGCAGCCGGCGACCGGCTACCGGTTCCAGCACGTCGCGCTGGTCCGCGACGCGCCCGCGAGCGCGTTGGAGTGAGGAGGCGCCGCATGGCGGTCGACCCCGGCGACTTGCTGGCCGCGTTCCTAGCGGGGGGTGTCGCGCTCG